CGGCTAACTCTGCAGCTACACTAGTAATTAAAAACGAAGATGACTATGATGCTAACTATGCATCGGGTATTAGTGGTGTTGGATCTTGGGTAGCAAAGTATCCTGGCGCGTTGGGCAATTCTCTAAAAGTTTCAATCTGTGCTACAGCAGCAGCTTATGAATCCACATTGTCTGGAACTTTTTCAATCACAGCAAACACAAAAACTATAACTTTTAGTGCAAATCAGTCTTCTGCACTTATTCAAGGTGATATTCTACAAATTGGTTCACCTACCGGCGCCAAGAGAGCCCATCACGTTGCAAGTATTGCTGCTAATGGAACAAGCGTTACGCTCAGAGATACGTATACTGGCGATACATTGTCAGCCAATACCTCGTTGACACGTCAATGGGAATTTTCAAACGTGACACAACGAGCTCCAGGGACTACAGCATTTGCGGCTAACACCGGTGGTGTAACAGATGGTATGCATGTTGTGATTAGCGATGAAGATGGTAAGTGGACTGGTATTAAACGTCAAGTGCTAGAAGTTTTTGAAAACGTATCAAAGGCCTCAGACGCAAAAACAACCACAGGTGCAACAAACTACTATAAAGAGGTTTTAAATTCTCAATCAAGATATGTATGGTGGGCAGCTCATGATGGTAGCGCCACAAATGCTGGCAGCGCAGCTTCTGGAACAACATTTGGCGGTAGCTCAACACCTGTTACAGACAATTTTGTCAACGGTGCAGACGTATCTTCAGTCTCAGCTGCAAACAGAATAGATAGTTTTGCCAAATTTAAAAACAAAGACGAGTACGATGTTTCACTTCTGATAACAGGAAGCGGTGGTCAAACTGTAGTAACTGATGTTATCAACAATATTGCCGAAGTTAGAAAAGATTGTATTGTCTGTGTCTCTCCTCAGAAGAGCGATTGTGTAAACAACTCAACGTATGAAGGAAAGGAAGCTGAAGATATAGTTAGCTACAGAAATACTCTTCCTTCGTCAAACTATGTTGTGATGGACGGCAACTGGAAATATCAATACGACAAGTATAACGATGTTTATAGGTGGGTTCCTTGTAATGCTGATGTTGCTGGAACAATGGTAAACACAGACAGCACAAGAGATCCATGGTTCTCTCCTGCAGGCTTTTCGAGAGGCAGTATAAAGAATACTATTAAACTTGCATATAATCCTCGTCAAGCTGAAAGAGACGAACTATACAAAAACTCTGTAAACCCAATTGTGACGTTTGCTGGTCAAGGCAGTGTATTATTTGGCGACAAGACGTTGGTCAATCAACCAAGTGCGTTTGATAGAATTAATGTAAGGAGATTGTTTATTGTTCTTGAAAAAGCAATATCCGTAGCAGCACAATCATCGCTATTTGAAATCAACGATGATTTTACTAGGGCTCAATTTAGAAACTTAGTTGAACCTTTCTTGCGCGATGTTAAAGGTCGTAGAGGCATATCAGACTTCAAGGTCGTTTGCGATGGAACAAACAACGATGGCCAAGTTATTGATGCTAATCAGTTTGTTTGCGACATTTACATTAAGCCGAATCGTTCTATAAACTTTGTACAGTTGAACTTTGTAGCTGTAAGAACGGGCGTAGAGTTCTCCGAAATTGTTGGATAAACTAAGTATTTTCAATAATTAATGATAAATAGAATAAACAAGCAAGGAGAAACAAATGGCTTTTAATGTAAGCGACTTCAGAGGTCAGCTTGAATTTGGAGGGGCTCGCTCCTCCTTATTCGAGGTTCAAATATTTAATCCAGTAAACGCTACTGGTGATCTTAAAACTCCATTTATGGTACGAGCTGCTCAGCTTCCTGGAGCAACATTGGGAACTGTTCCTATAAGCTATTTTGGAAGACAGATCAAAGTAGCTGGTAACAGAACATTTGATGCGTGGACTGTTACAATACTCAACGATGAAGACTTTTTAATCAGAAATGCTATTGAAGAGTGGAACAATCAAATCAACACATATGAAGGTAATTTGCGAGCAACTGGTGACTCACCTGCAGCTTACAAATCCACTGCTCTTGTAAAACAATTCTCCAAAGGAGGGGATATTATTAGAACATATGAGTTTGACGGTTTGTGGTGTTCTGATATAGCTCCTATTGATTTGTCTTGGGATACAGAAGGCATTCAAGAATATGCTGTAACCTTTCAATACGACTACTGGCGTGTACAAGACGGAGCGACTGGTAACGCTGG